CACCAGTAGCCGCAGCGCCGCCAGTGGTAGCGCCAGTGGCCGCACCTAAGCCCGCACCCGCACCCGCGCCGCCACCGGCTGCTTGGCCGAGAAGAGCGCCGCCGCCGAAATACGCACCCGCCGCGAGGGCTATTGGGGTAAGTGCAGGTATAATAAAATCTTTAAATACGTTGTTCGGCATGTCGCCCGCAACTACAACCCCACGTGGATCACCGGGGGTGGAAAGGTCTAGATACGCACCCGGCATCTTTTCGTGCATACTCGTAATGCCAGTTTGCGGGTTTGCATCATACAAACGCCAGTCGGCGTTCTTACCTTGCGTGGCACTTAAGTTGTTTGCAATTTCCTGTATTTTTTGGATTTCTTCAGGTGTGCTGCCTTGGGCGAGTAGCGTACCAGTCTTGTTATCAACCAGCGTATAGTTGTGGCCTGCATACAGCCCCGTCGTCGTAGGAGCACCTCCGGCTACACCTTGGCCGTTTCCAAATTCAAGATAGTTATTTATCGAGAATGGCGTCGGCACTAGGTTTTGCGAGGCGATGATCTGTTCCCGCTGCGACGGGTCGCGTCCGGGTGACACTACTGCCGCAAGCTGCTCAAGCGTCAATGGTGCGTTCGCCGCAGGTGCGGGCGCTGCAAGAGGCGCTGCGACAGGAGCCTCAACAGGGGCCTCAACAGGGGCCTCAACAGGAGCCGCAACAGGTGGATAGTATTGTTCTAACGCAGCCGCAATGTCCCGTTGAAAAGCCGGGCTATTGAAATAGTCCGCATCAAACTGTGGCATGTAATAGTCTTCAAACATTACATCATCCCTTCTGGGGGCATTTCAGGTTGCATCGGCATTTGCGTTTGCTGAACTGCTTGCGCCATCTGTGCATTCTGCGCGGCCTGTTGAGCCTGCACCGCTGCACGATCCATCTCACCCTGCTGGCGTAGGAACTCACGGTCACGCTGCATCAACGCTTCGATGTTGGCGGTGTTAACCTCCGTACCATACTTGGCCTCAATCTCGGCTGCCTTAATCATGAGATCGGCGTCGAGTTTATCGCGCTCACGGTCGTCCTTGCGCAGCATCTCTTCCCGCTGCAACTCAAGTTCGGCTGCCTTCTTCTGGATGTCAGCGCGGATTGCTTCCATCTGAACCTGCGACAACATCTCTTCTGGTGTTGGCTGCGGTGGTGCAGGTGGTGGTGGAGGTGGCATCATGGCTGGGTCTTTGAAGAATACAGTTGGGTCTTTGTAGCCAGCCAGCGCCATCATCTGAGCCAGCGTATTGTAGTAGCCCTGCATGTCAACCAGAGGCGCACCCATCTGCATAAGCATCTCTTGCTTGGCAGCGACTTGGCCTAAGAACGCCATCTTCTCTTCGTTGCTACCAGTACCGATAGCGACGTTGACGACGACATCCATGCTCGTGTCCCACACACGCGGGTCAATCGGCACAAACGTATTGCGCAGACGCACCATGCGTGGAGCATCTTGGTTCTTGGCGATAAGCTGCATCGACTTGCGGAACAAACCCTTCATGCCTGTCTCAGCAAAGATACGGCAGATCAGTTCAATATGCTGCGCCGCAGCAGTAATCGTGGCGGCGACCGCAGCGCGGGTCGAAGACTGAAGTGCATTGGCATCGAGGCCAGACGCGGCTTTGGAAATACCTGTGCGGTTCTCGCGCAGTTCGTCCATATACTGCAACATCGGGAAAGCTTGCTGCCCGACGAATGGCATTGTGAACGGCTGCACCATACCCGGTGCGCGCATACGGATGATGCCACCAACTTCGGTGTTCATCACGTCTTCGAGATTGACTTGGCCTTCGACAACACCCGTGCGTGGGTGGATTGATTGAGCCAAGCTGTCCAGCGTGTTGCGCAGGATATTCGATTTGATAAGCTGAATGTCCATCGTCACGTCGGCAATCGACATACCGAAGAATGTGTGCGGCTCTGGATCAGGGCAGAAGTCTACAAACGGAATAAAGTCGCAAGGTTCCCAATGCAGTATCTTGTTGGCCGTGCCAGCAACGCAGACGCGGCAAAGTTCCGCGATCCCGTCGCCGTCCATATCAACATACACATAGCCCTCAATGTAGAGGACTTTGCGGGATGTCGTATCTGTGCGGCCGGTGATTTGGACAAACGCTTGCGGGTTACGGTCGAAGGTTTCTTCGTTGCCGCCAAAATCATCCAGCGTTTCAAAGCCAAGGTCTTGAACCTCATCGAAATCATAGCCCATCTTCACAAGATCGGATACGGTAACGTAACGACGGTGGGCTACGAATTCGGCAGTTTCAATAGAACGCGCACGGCGGTCGATCAAAAACTCTTCGGGCGGTACGGACTGAACGCACAGACGGCCCTTCTCGACTGTACGGACAACGGTGCAGTCGTAGGTCGCGGGCTGAGTTTGGCCCATCATGCCCATTGGCGTTTCGACCATCGTCTCGCCGTAGGTAATCTCTACGTCCTTAACTTCGATATTGACATCGGCCTGAAGGACGGAGAATGTTGCTTCGTCCAAACCCGTAAAGTAATGGGTCGTAACATCTTTTTCGGTATTCCACCAAACTTTCATGATACCGTTCTTGCGGATCAGGGCGTCCTTGAATGTGGAATAACATTCGCTGAATAGGTTGTTATCGCGTGTCAGGCAGTAGTTGACGTAATCCGTCGCTTGCTGCGCGGTGGCCACATCTTCTGGACCGTTCGGCGCAAACTCGACGACATTGTTCGCCGCGAAAAATACTTTCATGATCGACGGCATCATGGCCTGCACGGTATCGCGCACGTCCATAGACATTGCCTGCGACCGGCCTTCCTCTTCGTTGCCGAAAGGTTCGCCTTTATAGTACTGGCCTGCAAGCGCACGCTCCGGCGAAATCACATCGTCGATGTAATCCTGCGCGTCGTCAATCTCGGCGGTGATAATGTTCTGAAGTTCTTCTTCAGATACAGGCTCTTCTACCTGCTCGTCTTCCATCTCTGGCTCTTCAATGGAAACTTCCGTACCGTCGGCGAGTTCCATAGAAGTTTCATCGGACATATCTTCGCTGTCGTCGTTTTCCGAGTTGGCGTTGGGAACCCCGGTGTCCTGATACATACCTTGGTTCTTAGCCATGTCGGCCTTACTCGGCTTACGGTTATTGCGATATGCCATATTTTAGCCTTACTTCTTTTTGGACTTGCCAGCTTCGGACAGGGCAATAGCTATAGCCTGTTTGCGCGATTTAGCCAAGGGAGCCTTTGCAGGGCCTTTGGGATTTACACCAGCGTGCAAAGTGCCTCGCTTAAATTCGCCCATAACCTTGGCCACTTTCTTGTCGGCTTTAGTAGGTTTCTTCATTTCTTTTTACCCTTTGCGGTTTTCGCAGCAGCCTTAAATGCGACCGCAGTAGGAGCGCCCTTCGTTCCGGGCTTACGCATCTTTTCGCCAGAACCAGCTTTGATCCGTTCCTTCTTGGCCGCGATGTTGCTGTACAGACCCATCTTCATTTTTATTTCCCCTTGTTTCGGGCGGATATTGATTTGGCTTTGGACTTCGCGTCTGCTTTAGATGACGCACCCCACGCTTGCAAAGATAAGAGAAGGCGGGTTGGTTCGCCTTTCGCATTACGCTCCGGCCCCGGCATGTTTCCCATACGCGCTAAGAATGACGCCCTCCGTGGATTATCCCCTGATTTAACAGGCGCTTTCAAGTTGGCCCCTTCGGTCTTCTTGAAGTGGCTGCGGCCCGCTTCATTGAGGCCGCCCTTCGGATTTTGAAAACGCTTCGCAACCATGCAATCAAACCTATTTCTTTGGCGTATACGCGCCACGTTCACTCAGATACACGATGGCCTTGTAAAGGATAGTCGTATTCTCTTTTGCGTGGCCTAGTACCAAATTACATCCCGAACACAGTATACCGCGAACCTCACCTGTCTCATGGTTATGGTCAACGACAACCGGTCGTTTTCCCTTATACGCTAATGTGTCAGGTATTTATACCACACAAATATGACAAATAGA